AAATATTAAATTATTTGAGTGAAACTCTTTAATCTGTACATCAATATTAATTGCTGCCAACGCTCCACTATAATCAGGATGTGGGTAATATGATTGTGATGGACTATATTGTTTGTAATAATAGATTTGAGATGGTCTTCCATCTTCTTGACTAAACGCATCATATTCTGTAACAGGGAACTTTTTAATATTAGTCCAATCAGCAGAATAATAATATCTTTCAATCTTATCCGTTTCAGGATTAATCTTACCACTTCTTAATCTACTAAAATCAATGTGGTATATTTCAGCAATACTCTTTCTATCTCTACTCCAAATAACATTTAAAGCAAACCCACCAAATAGAACCAAATCTAACGCACATTTCTCAAACACTTCATCCATTCTTTCCTTATCGTTAATAAGATAAATTGTGGCCATTGGATTGTTTAATGAAACAATACCATCACCCATTATCTGTTCTTTTTTTGATGTTACAATTGCTTTATGAATTGCACAGTTATTATATCTACTGATTAGGTATTGAGGCATGATATTACCTTCACCATATAATACATAATCTAATCTGTTTAAAACTTCAGAAAAGATTGGTAGTAATGGTTCTTGTGTAAATTGTGCTCTACTTAATTGGTATTTTTGTTTTTCTTCACTCATAATTAATCTTGTATGTAAATGTAATTGGAATTATCCTCGTCAGGTGAAATGTATTGTGTAAATGTATTTCCTTGTTCTGTTGTACCTAATAAACGAACCATACCCGTATAAACTAATTGTGTACCATTACCAAAAATTTCTAATTGATATTGTCCCTCGTAGTTTAAATCATTAACAGATAAATCCAATACAATTTCACAATACCTAATATTTTCAGCAAACTGTAATGGATTTGATGTGCTTATGGTATAAGATTTAACCTCTTGTGATAAGATGTTTAAAAAAGTAAGTGTATATCCCGAAAAGTCGGTTCTTGAGTTATTATTGATGTTTAACACCAATTCATTAACTTGACCCTTATTCATTATTATCATATAACTAAATATAAAAAAAATCCAATTGGAAAGGTATATTTAAAAAAAAAGAGGCATAAAGCCTCTCTTTTCATTGGAAGATATAGAAATTGTCCTAAAAGGACTAACATTTCAATTAACCTACAAGTGGTGCTCCTGTAAATACAGCAGCAATTAAGGCTTCAGGAGTTGTTCCTGTGTACCCTGCTGGTGCTTCTAACACTCTACTTGGTTCATTTTCTTGTGCAGTAAAGATTAAGTTAAATCCGTTTCTATCACCTAACGCTAAACCTGTGTTTGCGTCACCACCTGATAAATAAGAATAATTAACTTGACCCATTACGTACACCGTATCGTTTTGGTCAATAACTAAAATTTGTAAATTATCGTTTTGACTTAAAACTTTTAATTGGTTTCTTTTTTCTTGGTCGTATTTGAATAGAACAGCTGTTAAAACTTGTTCAAAATACACCGTACCATTTTCGTATGACTTGGTTGTAGTCTGTACGTATGAACTTGTATTTCTTTTCAATTCAAAACCATATAAAGTAACATCACCAGAATCTGTAGCACCTGTTACAGCACCATCAGCGTTGTATGTATAACCAGATGTGAAACCTGAATTACCTGCAACATATATTTTTTTCACGCCACCGATTGAATCTGAACAACCCAACGCGGCACCTGAACTAATAAAACATGACATATTGTATATATTTAATTTTTTTTTATTTTTATAAAGGGGACTTTCACCCCTTTAGTTTTTTTAATCTATTTTAAAACTACGCTACGTTATTTGTTGCGAAGTAGTTAATTCCTGCGAAAGAAGCAATTGCTGCTGAATAAGAGTAATTAGCTCTAATCTTCATAACATCAAAATCTCTTGACCAAAACGCGTCCATCTTCTCATGGTCAGACATTAAGTCAAATCCACAGAACATATATTGTGCTGGTCCAATTACAACTTTACCGCTACCTGCAAGACCTAATGTAGGTAATACTTTCACGTTAGTTGATGGGTGGATTGCACTCATGTTACTTGTTACGTTAGTTGTACCAATGTAGTTTTGGAAGAAGTTCGCTTTAACCAACGCTTGGTTGTAAAGACGGAAGTTAGAGTAAGACATAAACACTACTAAATCATCAAACACTAAAGCGTCATCAGATAAAGCAGAAATTAATTTATCTACTTCTGTGATTGGGTTACCATTACTACCGTACGCTGCAGTTGAACTGAAAGTTGTACCTGAAGCAGAAGCGGTTACTGAAGTTTGACCAGTAGAGATTAAGTAGTTAAAACCGTTGAAAGTGTCACCACTTGCAGTTTGTGCTAACCATAATTTTTGTTCAATACGTTGTTGAATTTGCTTAACTTTTAAAGCGATAATACCATCAAGGAATGGTACAGTTTCAGGGTCTTGACCTGGAGGTAATAACAATGATTGATATGTATCCCATAATTGTTGGAAACATAATTCTTCATTTACTTTCTCATGTTGAGAAGCTAAACTTACTTGAGTGAAAGTTGTTGTACCACTTGCATCCCATCCACAAGCTCCTGTTTGGAAACTTGGTGCTGAATTTAACAATTGGATTTGTTGTGTACCACGAACACCTAACTTTACAGTTGTGTTTGCAGGAGTTGTTGCTCCGATAAGAGCTTTAGCTATAATTTCAGTAGAAGACTGGTCAGTAAAACCAGTGATTGAACTTACTACATAACTAAATTCGTCTTTTGAATAAATTTTCATTTTTAATTCGTTTTTGTTTTTTAATTATTTTTTATTAATTTGTCTGAAAGCCATAAGTGAGTTGAATTTATCATCAGCACTTTCTCCAGATATTTTATTAAATTCCGTTTTACCATCAGATATTTTCTTACCTGCTGGTTCTGATTTGAAAGCACTAAACTCATTGTTCATAGCTTCCATTTTAGTTTCCATTTGAGACATTTTTTCACCACATTGGTAGATAAAATCTCTTAACATCTTCATCAATTCTACTTGAATTGGGTCACCTGCATCAACACTATCTTCAGGCATTGGGTCTGATTCACCATCCATCATACCTTCAGGTGATTTTACAGAAACAATAATACCATCTTTAGTTTCAACTTCAGAACCGTCTTCTAACATATGTACCCCATCAGGTGCAGCAATACCGTCTGGCATTTCTTCAGTTACTACTTTAACAGCAGCACCTTCAACCAAACTATCACCCTCAACCTTAACAACAGTACCATCTTTCAATTTTGCTTCTACGAATATTTCTTTAACTGCAGTAATTTCACCGTTAGAAACTTCAATCTCAAAATTCTCTTTTAATTTATATGAACCATCTTCTAAAGCTACCGCTTCAAACGCTTCATTGATTTTACTAACTGATTTACCAACTACCAATTTCTCGGTGTTGATAATAGTATCATCTTCTAATTTAAAAGACAATGGAGTTGCTTCTTCCGTCATGAAACCGAACTGTACCATTAATTTCTTAATTTCGTTGATAGCGGTTTTTGGATTAGACATAATCTATTTGTTTTTTTGTTTATTTATTAATTCTATTACTAAATATATAATTCCATATATATTCCCAAATTATTTTAATATTTCTTCAATATCTCTACTACTTTCTGTAAAAACATTTCCTCTCTACAGAACGCAGCAATTTCTTCAAACCATCCACTTACAGAATAACCAGCAAGTTCACCTGACTTAACCATCTCCCAAACCTTATCACCTTCAGGAGTTTTAGCACATTTCATTGCAACAAACCAAGTTCCTATTGGTAAATCACCATAACCATACTTATTTGACTTATCATTCTCATCTTCCTTAATCCAACTCTCAACAACATATACATCTTTTACAGCTGTACCATCGTGCATCAAATCGTTATTACGTGTATATTGATTCTTCATATACTTTTCCGCAATCATTTTAATCGTTTCTGAACTAAAATAAACTGAATAAAAATTTCCATCATTATCTTTTCTTGGGATACGTAAATCAGGCACCATTGCTGGTCCTACTATTGTACGTTTTTCTTCACTATCTATTGCAAACTTTTGGTCTTTCTTCTTTTTCTTTTTGATATTAGGGTCTTCATATCCACCTATCGTTCCAACATCATAACCAAAATCTTTTAACTTACTTTCAGCCCAACTTAAAGCGGATAAACCTCCCCAACTATCGTACATTAATTTACCACATCCATCATCATAACTTTTACTTGATTCTAAATCTACTTTATGACGTGATAAATAACTATACATTCTTTTAACTGTGTCTTCACTAATAGGTTCACCATTAGCGAGCTGTGAGGCTCTAATTTTTCCAACGCTCGTTCCACAAGAACCCCATCCATTTTCATCTACATATTTTAATACCGCTTTTGCGTTATTCTTAACACTATCAGGATAATCACTTACACTTTCCATATTGACCTTACTAAATGAAGGCCACGCAGGAACTACTGTTGATGGTTGTTCCAATCCTAATACCCTTGTGTCCAATGGTGCTTGTGGGTCAATCTTACCCGTATTTACGGACGCCTTATTTCTGATGGTACTATCTAATGTATATTCAATTCTAGCCCATAAATGACGACAATTATACCCTCCACGCCATACTAAAGCACTATCACCCTCATCGTTGGTTAGAGCATCCATGTCTTCCAATCTCCATACATAATTCTTTTGAATTAATTCTCTACAAAAATCTCTTGTTGTAGGTATAATAGGTTCGTTCCCCGCTTTAGGATTTAATACATACTTATATCTAACTCTATATTCCTTTTCATTTTCTTCTGATGGACCGTTTGGGTCTGGTGCAGTGATAAAATCTTCTTTACCAAATGGTGTTATTTTAGAAACAACCCATCCTTCATCAAAAAGATCTTGTTCGTTTTGAGCAATTGAAACCAATTTCTCTAAATACTTATTGTCTTCACCATCAGGGATATGAAATTCATGAGGTTTTTCCTTACTGAAATACATCCAATTAATCTCAATTGCTGGTTCGTCAACAAGGGATATACTATCAATACCTGATATATCATCATCTTCTTCTATTTTTAGTTCATAAACTTTATCTTTTTTTATCATAATATTAAATATAAATTTTTGTTAGTTGGAATTAAATGGTTGATAGATTTTTCAATCTTGCTTGTTTATGTGCTTCAGTTGTTAATTCCTGTGACACAACATAAGTTTTTACAATTAATGGTGCTTGGTCTTGTGCTGGATTTGATAATATTGGATTATCCTGTCTTGTGGTCATTAAGTTTGAATTGAATGATGTTCCACCACCCGCTTGGTTCATTAATGATAATAATGGAGCGAATTGCGTAACCGCGCCTCTAGTCATAATTGCTTCACCCTGTTCCGCTTCAATCATTGTTCCACCTTGAGCATGTCTTTTACCACCTATCAATCCACCATCAGCGTAGTTTTTACCGTAATTAGTTTTTGATGATGAACCTCCTGATGTTTCTGATGCACTTAACTCAAGTGATGATTGGTATTGTGTCTTTTTAATTGCTGCTACTTGTTTATAACCAAACACTAAAGCGGCAGCTGCTGCTATTGGTGCTAATACAGGTCCTACAATAGGTACTGCAATAAGAGATGAGAACGCACCTACTGCTGATTGTAATGTAGCAATAATTGCTTGAGCAATTTGTATTTTCTTATTTTCCTCAAACGCCTTTCTCTTTATATCATCTTCTTCCTGTGCAAATTTCTTTTTATTTTCTATTAATTTAGCATCTAATTTTTCTTGATTGGTAATTGTCTTTTTATCAAGTTCATTTTGTTTGATATACCTTTTAGTTGCTTCTTCCATTGCAACTTGTTGTTCTATTTGAGCAACCTTTCCAATGTCTTGAGCAATAGTTTGTGCCACACCTAATGTAGCTTGTGCTGCTTGTAATATTGCTTGTAATTCTTGAGTAGCAATATCTTTTGAGGCTTTAAGATATTTCTTCTTAATATTAAGTTTTTCAGCTTCAATTTGTTCTATTGTAAGTTTTTCTTTTATACCTCTATCTTCCAAATCGGCAAGTTCTTTCTTTTCTGCTGCTTTAAGTATTGCTCGTTGATTATCAAAAAAT